CGGATGGACTGAGGAGCCACGCGATGAGCACCGGCGACGACGACATCCACACGCACGATTCGCGGCTCCTTGGCATGTACGTGGGATACGTGACCAAGCGCGACGACGAGGAGCAGCTCGGGCGCGTGCGCGTCTGCATCCCGGGCGTGCTCGAGCCCGAGAGCGCGTGGGCGTGGCCGCTGGGGACGAGCGGCGGCGGCTCGAAGGACCGGGGCTTCTTCGCGGTGCCCGAGGAGGGCGCCGAGGTCGCGGTCTTCTTCAACCAGGGCAACGTCGACGCGCCGTACTACCTCGCGGCGCACTGGGGGAAGCCGAACGGCGAGAGCGAGGTGCCGGAGGAAGCTCAGAAGAACCCGCCCGACAACCGCGTGCTCGCGACGCAGACCTTTCGCGTCGAGCTCGACGAGACGAGCGGCGGGCGGAAGCTCCGGCTCACCAACAAGAAGACCGGCGACCACCTCGTCTTCGACGCCGAGGAAAACACCGTGACCCTGCAGGCGACGACGGCGCTCACGCTACGCGCGGTCGGCGCCATCAGCATCGAGGGCACGCAGATCACCATCGGCGGCCGCGTCGTCCGGCCCATCGCCGCCCCCATTTGAAGGAGACGTGCTGTGGCCCTCCCGATCTGCCTCGAGATCTTATGCGTCGCAAACCATAAGATCTCAAATCTGCAGCCCCACGTAATGCGTGCTGCGTCTATCTCTGCCTGTTTCATCAAGGACTCCAAGACATTCGAGCGTGTACGGAGCGTCCATTACATCGGCGCCGATCGTGCCTTCGCACGGGCTGACCCAGCTTTGCCGGCGTCGAGGAGGACAACCATGCACGCTTCGTTGGTGCCGGAATGGCTGCTTCCGGCGTATGAAAGGACCACCCACAAGCAGCGGATCGATGACCGGCTCTCGGAGATGGCCACGAGCGGGTACTCGACCACCACGCTTCGAGACCATGTCCGGGAGTGGCTGCGCTTCCTGGAAGCCGGATGCTCGAGTGACGGCCCGCTGCCGGACTTCGAGGACCCGACGGTCGCGCGGTACCTGCGCAGAAGGTGCAAGACGCGCAAGGAGGGCGTCCGCCACGTGCGCGCGTCGCTGCGGTTCCTGCTGTCGGACGATGCCGCGCCGGGCACCCGGCTGAAGAAGCGGCGTGCGACGACACCCCTCTACGAGCGCATCGTTCCCAAGCACCTCGAGTTCCAACGCCGGCATCGAGGCGTTCGCGATACGCGGACGATGGAGGTCTACCTCCTGCAGTTCTTCCTCTACCTCGGCACAGAAGGAGTCGAAGACCCGGCGAGTATCCAGGCTGCCCACTACCGGGCCTATCTGAAGAGTTGCTCGTCGAGGATGTCCAAGGGCACGGTGTCGGGCGTCGCGTCCGTGCTGCGCGGGCTTGCCCGCTACCTCTGCCTGACGGGCCAGCAGTCGGGCGATGTCGCCAAGACCATCGAGGCGCCGCGTGTGTACCGGCAGTACAAGCCGATCTGGACGCTCGCCCCTCGCGACATCGAGCGCCTGATCGAGGCGGTGGACCGCAGCGACGCGACGGGCAAGCGCGACCACGCGATGCTCCTGCTCGCCGCCCGCTACGGCCTCCGGCCTTCGGACATCCGCAGCCTGACTCTTGACGACATCCACTGGCGCCAGGGCCAGATCGCCATCGTGCAGGCCAAGACCGGCAGGCCCTTGGAGCTGCCGCTTCTCGCCGACGTCGAGGAGTCTCTCGTGGACTACATCCGCGAGGGGCGACCGCGGCACGATGGCCGCGAGGTGTTTCTGAGGCACAAGCCGCCCATCCAGCCGCTGTGCTCGGAGAACAACCTCTGGCAGGTGATGGAGCGAGGGCTCCGGGCGGCCGGCATCGATGCAGTCGGCCCAGGCCAGGGGATGCGCATGCTGCGCCACTCGGCCGCGACGCACATGATGCGCCAGGGCATCCCGTGGGAGACCATCGCCGGGATCCTCGGGCACGTCTCCTCCAACACGACACGCCGGTACGCCCATGCGGATCTCGAGTCGCTCCGCACCGTGGCGCTCGATCCGGGGGAGGTGGGGCTATGAGCACCTTCGCAAGCAGCCTCGCCCCGCGGCTCGATGCCTTCGTCGAGCACAAGCGGAGCCTCGGGCACAAGTACGGCGGCGAGGTCAAGTCGCTGCGCGGTTTCGACCGATTCCTCGCCGAAAGGGGAACGACCGAGGCGACGCTGACCGAGGAGATGGTCAGCGCCTTCGTGCTGTCCTTGCCGAAGCCGAGCCGCTCGAACGCGGTCTCGCTGCTGCGGCAGCTCGGGAGATTCCTGGCGGCGGACGATCCGGCCGTCTTCGTGGCGCCGCCGAAGCACCTCAACGTGCGCCGCGGACGGGCGACGATCCGCGTGCTCACGCTCGCCGAGGTGCGCCTGTTTCTCGACGCCACCGAACTGCTCGGCGACACGGACCACTCCCCGACCAGAGCCCTGGTGCAGGGGACCGCGTTGCGGACGCTGCTCTTCACCGGCCTGCGTCGCGACGAACTGCGCTGCCTCCGCGACGCCGACGTGGACCTGCACGCAGACGTCATCATCGTGCGCGACGGCAAGTTTGGAAAATCACGGCACGTCCCCATCTCACGCGAGCTCGCCCGGCGACTGCGGGCGTACCGTGCCGAGCTCTCGGAGAGGGTACCGGGCAGGAGCCCGGCCGACGCCTTCTTCCCCGGGCCGGACGGCCGCAAGAGCACCTGTCCCGCGAGCTTGTACAAGGCGTTTCGGAAGACACTCGATGCGGCGGGCATCCGCCACGGCGGGCGTGGCGAAGGACCTCGCCTACACGACCTGAGGCACACCTTCGCCGTCTTGAGGCTCGTGTCCTGGTATCGCGCGGGCGAGGATCTCAACGCCAAGCTGCCGCTCCTCGCGACGTACCTGGGCCACGTCGGCATCACGAGCACGCAGGTGTACCTCCACATGACCGAGGACCTCGTCGGTGAGGTGACGAGACGCCACGAGGCGCGCTTCGGCGAGCTCTTCCCGGCGGCGGGAGGTGCGCGATGAAACGGACCTACACCCTCGCGGACCTCGTCACCGGCTTCTTCTCGACCTACCTCCCCGGCGAGCGCGGCTTCAGCCCGCATACCATCGCGAGCTACAGGGACACCATCCGGCTCCTGCTCGGCTTCGCTGTAGAGCGAAGCGACCGCCCGATCTCCAAGATCACGATGGACGACATCTCGGCCGGCCTGGTCACCGCCTTCCTGGAGCACCTCGAGGAGAAGCGCGGCAACGCGGTCTCCACGCGCAACGTCCGGCTGGCGGCGCTGCGGGCCTTCTTCGCCTACGCCGGGCGCAAGGAGCCGTCGGTGCTGGCGCTCTGCCAGAACGTGGCGCTCATCCCCTTCAAGCGAGGTCCCGTGCGTCGGATGGAGTACCTCAACGCGGAGGAGCTGAAGGCGATCCTCGATGCACCGGATCGCGCCACGATGGCCGGACGCCGGGAGCACATGACGCTGGTGCTGCTCTACGACACCGCCGCGCGTGCCTCGGAGCTGGTCGGCCTGCGACCGTGCGACTTCCGGCTCCATCGCCAGCCCCTCGTGACCATCCGGGGCAAGGGCAACAAGGAGCGGCTCGTGCCGCTCCTGCCGGGAACCGCCGCGCTCACGACCCAGCATCTCCAGGAGACCGGCAGACCCGTCGACGACACCGCGCCGCTCATCCGCAACAGCCAGGGCGAGCCGATGACGAGATCGGGCCTGACCTTCCTGGTGAACAAGTACCGGCGTCTCGCCGCCGAGGGCATGCCAAGCCTCCAGCGGTCGGGAATCAGCCCGCACACCTTTCGGCACACCAAGGCGATGCACTTGCTCCAGGCGGGCGTCCACCCGGTGACCATCAAGGACATCCTCGGCCACGCTCACCTGGAGACGCTCAGCATCTACGCCCAGGCCGACCTCGAGCTGAAGCGCAAGGCCCTCGAACAGCTCGGCGCGTGCTGCGATGCAGCTACTCGACCAACCCAGCGCGACCCCGACCTGCTCGAGTGGCTGGAGGGATTGTAATGCGCGCCATCGAACCCAGGAGACAGCGATGAACCAAGCCGAAATCGATGCAGCACGCATTACGTGGGGCTGCAGATTTGAAATCCCTGAGCTCGGCGATCCGCCGGTCATCACGCTACCGGGCGGCGTGAGCATCCAGCAGTTCAACCTGATGGAGGCCATCCAACCCGCGCTCACGCCGCTGATGCCCGTGTTCGACATCATCGACACCGTGGTGGCGGTCTTCAACTGCGTGAAGGCCATCCCGGACTCGCTCGGGCCGCCGCCTGACCCCACCGCGCTCGCCGCGTGCATCCCCGAGCTGGCCGAGAAGGTGTCGAAGCTTTTGAAGCTCATCCCGCAGCTCTCGCTGCCGTACACCATCATCGGGATCATCGACCTGGTCATCGACACGCTGAGGCAGGCGCGCGATCAGCTCCTGCACCTGCAGCAGCAGATGCAGCAGATCCTCGGCGCCATCGATCGCGCCACCGAGCTCGAGGACGCGGGGCTCATGGCCATCACGAGCTGCGCGCAGGCGAACGTCGCGACCGAGGCGGCGAACGTCGGCAAGGCGCTCGCGAGTCTCGGCAAGCTCATCGGCATCCTCAACATCTTCCTCGGCATGGTCGGCGCGCCCGAGGTGCCCGACCTCTCGAACCTCGCGGGACGTCCGCTCGACGAGGTGGTGCCGCCGATCGACGCCATCGTGAAGGCGCTCCAGGACGTGCGCGGCGCCATCCCGGTGCCGTGAGGAGGACGCCATGAGCCGCGAAGCCCAGAACCTCATCATACCGTTTCGGCGCGACAAGAAGCGCGACTTCGCGGTGGGCAGCGGTGAGGCGCTGCTCGCCTCGAAGGTCCGCCAAGCCTTGCTCACGGAGGGCGCCACGGCGCGCTCGTCGGGGGAGCTGCCCTGGCGTACCAACTTCGGCGCGGGGCTCGCGCTGCTGCGTCACCAGCGCAACGACGCCGCCCTAAAGGAGCTGGCCCGCGTCTACGTGCGCGACGCCCTCAAGCGCTGGGTCCCGGGCGCCACCCTCGTAAGCCTCGCCGTCGAGCAGGACGGTCCGGCCCTGACGCTGCGGGTGCGCGTCCGCGAGCGCGAGACCAACGCGGCGGTGGCCGTGTCGATCGAGCGGTAAGCCCGTCCCCGAGGGCTGGTTCTCCGGGGCTTTGCCTCCTCGGAGGCATCCCGCCGTGGCCACGCTGCCCGAGTCCGTCGACTACACCGACAAAGACTTCGACGCCCTTCGGGCGCGGCTGATCGCGCTCATCAAGAGCGTGTTCCCGGACTGGACCGACTTCGACGTCGCCAGCTTCGGGAACCTCCTCGTCGAGCTCTACGCCTACGTCGGCGACGTCCTGACCTTCTACCAGGACAACCTCGCCCGCGAGTCACGCCTCGTCACGGCCACGCAGCGCAAGAGCGTCATGGCGCTCGCGAAGATGCTCGGCTACCGGCTCCACGGCGCGCAGGCGGCGACCGCTGCGGTCTGGCTCCAGCTCGCGCGTGTGCCGGTGGCCAGCGTCACCATCCCGGCCGGCTCGGTGCTGCGCACGCAGGAGGTCACCGAGCCGGTGCGCTTCCAGCTCCTCGCTCCTGCGGTCGTCGCGGCTGCCGCCGACCCGCCGCGCGTCCTCGCGCTGGTGGAGAACTCGAAGACGCACACGCAGCTCTTCGATGCGCGCGGGCTCGCCGACCTCGAGCTGCATCTCGACTTCGCCCCGTACCTCGACGACTCGGCCATCGTGTCGACGCCGCAGGGTGCGTTCACCGAGGTCGACAGCTTCCTCGACTCGCGCCCGAACGACCGGCACTTCGTGGTCGCCGTCGACCAGAACGACCGCGCGACGCTGCGCTTCGGCAACGGTGTGAGCGGCATGCCACCGAGCGGCACCGTCTCGGTCACCTACAAGACCGGCGGCGGCAGCGCGGGCAACGTCGACGCCGAGCGCATCGCGGTCATCGAGGGCGCCTTCAAGGACGCCTACGGCAACGCTGTGCAGGTCTCGGTGCGGAACCCGGCACCAGCCTCGGGCGGCGCCGACCGGCAGACCGTCGCGTCGGCGAAGCTGCTCGCGCCCGAGAGCCTGCGTGCGCTGACGAGGACCGTTGCCCGAGAGGACTTCGAGATCAACGCGCGCCGTCTCTCCGGCGTCGCTCGCTCGCTGATGCTCACATCGAACGAGGACCCGACCATCGCAGAGAACACCGGCATCCTCTACGTCATCCCGCAGTCCCAGGCGCCCGGCGCGATCCCCACGCCCGCGCTCAAGAACCTCGTGCTCCAGCAGGTGACCGAGGTCTACCCCTGCACGCTCACGTTCCAAGTCAGCGTGCAGGACCCGGTCTACAAGACCGTCGACGTCGCCGCGCGCATCTTCCTGCGCCAAGGCTATGCGCCGAACGACGTGCGCGACCGCGTGCGCGCAAACCTCGCCGCGTACTTCCGCGTGAACGAGCCTGACGGGACGCCGAACCCGCTCGTCGACTTCGGCTTCAACATCAAGGACGCCGAGGGCAACCCGGTCGGCGAGATCGCCTGGTCGGACCTCTTCAACGTCATCCGCGACACGCCGGGCGTGCGGAAGATGGGCGACGCGCGTCTCGACCTGACTCTCAACGGGCTGCCGGCCGACGTGCGCCTCAACGTGCGCGAGTTCCCGGTTCTGCGGACCGTGACGCTGGTGAATGGCGACACGGGGGAGCTGCTCTGATGGCGATCCTCAACCCCAGCTTCGAGGATGCGGGCGCGCTCCCCGGCGAGGCCGAGCACTGGGCGCTCTCGGCGGTTACGAGCCTCGAGGAGATCGCGGGCTTCGGCACCGCGCCCGAGGAGGCCTGGGAGGACTTCGAGCGGTGGTTCGAGTTACTCGACTCCATCGACGATGTGGTCGTCGTGCTCGCGTTCTTCGACAGCGCGCTCAAGGGGTACGAGGAGTTCGAGAGCGGTTGGGCCAACGTCGTCTACCTCTACGACCTTCCGCCCGCGCAGCTCGTCACCGCGACCTTCGACGGGCTCGCCGCCGAGGAGTGCGAGACGGGGTGGAGCAACGTCCCCTACGCGCGCGAGTGGGCCGACCTCACCGCCGCGACGGGGGTCTTCGACGGCGAGCCGCGCGAGGACTTCGAGGACCAGTGGCGCAGCAACCAGCTCTACGCCTGGACGTGGGCGGAGGTCACCTCGAGCTCCGCGATGTTCGACGCGGGCGCGCAGGCCGTCGAGGACTTCAACAACGGGTGGACGCCCGCGACGACGCAGTGAGGAGCAAGCCATGGCCGAAGCAGACTGGACGTACCTCAACGACGGGCTCGACATCGCAACGGTGGACCGGGGCGTGACCGCGGGCATCGCGCGCCCACCGGGCGGCGGCAGCTTCCTCTACGCCTTCAACTCGCTCTCTGCCGTCGAGGGAGCGGTGGGCCTCTTCGCCAACCTCGCGAGCTTCGCTCCGATGGCCAAGGGTGGCTCCATTCGAGGCGTCGTGCAGCGTGGCCCGGGCGGCGGCCCCACCGGCTTCTCGCCGTTCTTGTTCCTCTGCTGCCAGGGCAACTCGGTCAACGACAGCGCGTACCTGCTCGGCCTCTCCGACGACGATCCGCACCGCATCGTGCTCCGCAAGGGCGCGGTGACGGTCGGCCTGCCCACGGCCGACGGGCCCGGCGTGCTGCTGAAGTCGGCTGCGTCGTTCGCGCAGGCAACGTGGCTCCACCTGCGCCTCGACGTCATCGTGAACACCAACGGCGACGTCGTCCTCAAGGTCTTCCAGAACGACCTCGCGCTGCACGCGCTCGGCACGCCGCCCGACTGGCAGCCCGTGTCCGGGATGGTGGAGTTCATCGACGACCACCTCGGCATCAACTCCGGCTCGCAGCCGCTCACGTCGGGGCGCGGCGGCTTCGGCTTCTCCGTGAAGGACGTCACGCGGCGCGCGTACTTCGACCACCTCGAGCTGTTCCGGCAGGTGTGAGCGATGGCGCTGACCGCGTTCACCAGCCGTCTCGGGCGCGGACAGGGGCGCCTCGCGACGTCGAAGGCGACGGGCGGCGACTACGCCTTTGTCCTCGGCGATGCCGAGCCCGGGCGCCTCTTCGAGCTCGCGCCCGGCGACCACGCCGAGGTCACGCAGCAGACGGACCTCACCGGCGTGATGCTGGTGCGCGCGCTCCTGCGGTTGCGCGTGCCCGCGTCGACCCCTCCGGGGCTCGCGTGGGAGGCCAGCATCATCGTCGATGGCACCAAGCTCGCATCCATGCGCGCCAAGCCCGGCCGCGAGCGTCTCGTCACCGACCTCGCCGCGAACGTCTCGAAGCTCTCGGGCATGCATACCGCTGGGGTACGGCTCGAGCTGGTGACCGCGTGAGGAGCCCGGCATGAGCACCCTCGAGCTACCCGCGCTCTACGTCGACTCGGTGGCGCTCGTGGTGACGACGCCGAGGCTCGTGCTCGTGAACCGTGACCCGAGCCCCGGCGAGAGCGGCGTGCCCATCGACGCGACCATCGCCCTCGAGCTGGTCGACACCGGGCCGGACGGCGTGGAGCGCTCGACCGCGCGCGTGTGGATCGACGGCGTCCTCGCGTTCGACGGCAGCGCCGTGCCCGAGCTCGCCCCGGCCTTCGCGGGCCCGCTGGCCAGCGTCACGCAGACCAACGACACGCTGCGCGTCGTGCTGCATCCGGTGGCTCCGCTCGCGAGCCTGGCCACGGTCCACGTGCGCGTGCTCGCTCAGACCGTGGGCGGCGCGGCCTCGCTCGACGAGGTGTACTCGTTCGTCGTCGAGGACCGGACTGCGCCGCGTGTCGTCGGCGCACAGGCGCTCGCGCAGAAGACCGTGCGCGTGGGATTCGACGAGTCGGTGCTGGTCCCGAGCGGGGCTAGCTTCCACCTCACGCCGAA